CTCGGGAAGTAGCGACCGCCCCCGCCCCCCAATATCTGGGCGGCGCGGTGCGCCACGGCCCCAAGGGTTGCGACCGAGGCCTGGACTGCGGCGAGTGCCATCTGATGTGTTTCGACCGCCGCCGTGGCAACGGAAGCCGCCGCAGTCGAGGCGACCGTTACCAGGCGGCCGGCCGATTTTCCGATCTGTGCACTGGTGCTCACGATCACGGATCGGGCCGCGCCGATGACCCGTAGGACGGTCGCGGTCGCGGCAGCAACCGCGGATTGGGCCGACGAGACAGCCTTGGAAAGCGAGATCGCCGAGCCGATCGAGGCGGCGAGCGTTAGAAGGTGCGGCGTCTGCTCGGCCAGCGTCGCGGTCAGGCTGGCGGTGATCGAGCGCAGCCAGCTGACCATTTTGACCAGCTGGGCGCTGGGCGCCTGGCCTACGACTTTGGTCGTAATCGCAAGCTTGGTGACCGTTGCGGACATTGCCTGCGTAATTGTCCGTGCCGCGTTCACGCTATTTTGGAGCGTGGCGATCGAACCGGATGCGAGGGACAGAACACGCGCAGGCATGCGCCCGAGCGTGGTGATACTTGCCTGGGCAAACACCAGGGTGCGCGCGACCGAACGGGAAAGAGCGCCGGCCGTCGATTGCGAGGTCGCCCTGGCCCAGCCGACGACGCGGATCAATGCGACCGAACTCGCAACCGACGCGACCAACGTGACCAGTTCGGCCCGGATCGCCGCGAGCGTGGCGGAAGTCGCCTGGCTGGCGGTGCGCGTCCAGCGTGCCAGCTTTCCGACCGTTACGCTCGAAGCCTGCCCTGCCGACCGGATCGCGCCGGCAATGCGCGGCAAGCTCGCGCTTGTGCCGGCCATCGCGACCAGCGTGACGAACCCGCGGTGAAGGCTTTGCAGGCTCGCTGCGACCGTTTCGGCGACCGAGAGCGCGCGTGCCGCCAGCTTGGACAGAACGCCGACTGTGGCCTGACTTGCCGTCTTTGCCGCTGAAACGAGCCGCCGCAGGCTGATTCCTGACCCCTGCGCGATCAGAACGGCGCGCGCTGTGACCCTCTGAACGGTCAGCGCGCTTGCCTGGGAGACGCTGCGGATCGCCCCGACCAGCCGGGACGGCAGTGTACCGGCCGTGGCCTGCGTGGGGGTCTTGACCGCACCGACAGAGCGCGGCAAGGCAGCGGCGGACGCCTGCGAAGCGGCGAGCGCGTGGGCGCCGGATTTGAGCAGGCTGACTGCGCTCGAAGCCGAAACGGATAGTGCGTGCGCAGCAGACTTGAGCAGCGTTGCGGCCGTGGCAGCGGTTGCATTCAGAGCTTGCGTGAACGTCTGACCGCCCGTGGCAAGCGTTGCTACGGTGGCCTGCGAAATGGATGCGAGCGCAGTCGAAACGGCTTTTAGCACCACAGCCGAGGTCGCTTGCGAAATCGACTTGATAATCGCCAGCCCTCGGCTAATCGATAGCGACTCGGATTGTGTCACCGATCGAATCGCGCCGACACTCTGCGGTCCCATCGCGGCCGATGAGGCTTGCGAAGCACTCAACGGTTGTGTGTACTGGACCGTGGTAGCCGGAAGATTCGCGCGCGGCGTAAGACGCCTGAATGCATTGAATGGATGGGCCCGGAGTACGAGAGGCGGTACGACCGGCTCTCTAGAGGTTATGTTCAGCGGAATCGCAAAGATGAGGTCATCGACAACGATGTTGCTGCCCGTGCTGAATGTGTTTTGATACGTTCCACTCGCCTTGTCGTCCTGCGTGAAAAAATTCAGTACTGCTGAGCTTGACGGGCCTCTTCGTACCCAATTGCCAGTAGGAGTGTAGGTCGAAGTCCCACTGCTAAAGACCACGGCCAGCAAATCGCTCGCATTGTCTGCCGCCGTGATTGAGGACGTTGCGTGCGAAGTGCCGCCCGCGTCGGGGCTTCCCACGTGACTAATCGTCTTTGCTAAAAGCGTTTCCCTGTCTTTGAATCCAATCGCGGCGATCTCACCAAACGTTGATGACCCGGTTGTCCACGATACGGTTACTGCGGCGCTTACCTTCGCCGCAGTAGCTATCCACACGGCCGCCCAGCGACTAGATACAGAGTCCGAGTCGTTAAATGCTACAAGGTGGTATACGTTGCCCTGATCGTCGGTAGGGACAACTGCCGATAACGTGCCAGTCTCACTCAAACCGATCGCAACGATGCAGTTAGCGCCGAGCAAGTTTGCAACTACCGAATGCGTGGTTGTGTTGGCGACGCTACTAAACGCTGAATTTACATAGGACATACCATCGCCCTACGCTTTGCGCGCAAGAAATGTCGAAGCGCCATTGCGGCGCCTCCTAGTTCACGGATTCGAGCAAATACTGATGCAGCGTGATGGTGTTGCCCGCCGTGTTGATCGACCACGTGACTTGTAGATCGGCCGTTGCGCCAGCGCTTGAGTTAAAGCCTGTACCAACAGCCGGCGCGGTGGCCGGGATCATGTTGTTCAAGTTGGTAGCCGATACCAGGGAACTTACAAAGTTGCCGGTGTGCATGAAGTCGGCCGCCGTTCCATCTCCTACCGCACGAAGCGTCAGGTCCCAGTTGAGCATCCACGTCAAGTTAGTCTGAGACGCCTGACCGACAAACGTCGGGCTGGCTGCAACGTTGACCGCGCCGATCACGAAATTGAAAGTAATGTTGTTCGTGCCAGTGGTGGTACTAATACGACCCGCCGCTTTCAGGCGGAGCATTTGCCCCGGATACGTGAAGAAGCCGCCCGGCATCGACCATTTGCCGGTCGCTGCGGTCGAGGTCAGCAGCGAGGTCGGCGTGGTCGTCGCAGCAACCGCCGTGCCATCGCCGACGGCCCAGGCGAGCGGGCCTACGTATGGGGAGAGCATTTCATCCGCTCAAGACGATGAGCGCCTTGTCTCGTTTTTCTATCAGCCACGGGAGCATTTGGCTCAGTAGCGAGCGCGTGTTCTCGCCATAGCATTGCCAGTGCCATGACGGCTTGTAATGCGGCTTCCAGTTCTTTCGCTTGGAGCACATCGCCACGATCAACTGGCCGGTTCCAGTTCTCTGTTGGACCGTCTCCAAAAGTTCGCGATTCGTGTTCGCAATTGTGAGGCGGACGCTGTTCAGAACGTTCGAATTCCTCGGAAAGACAATGCTCCCCTCTCCGTCGAATAGACCCGCTAACCACGCGACTTCGGTGGCTGACATTTTTAGAGCCGTCGGCGCTTTTGGACGACCCGAACAAATTGACGAACAGTATTTCGCTTCCTTGTTCGTGTAGTGCGGGTGAAATGCTTTGCCGCACGTCTGGCAGTTCAGCGTGATCGACTTTGAGCGGAGACGGTCCGCATGATTGCCGGCCCCACCCTTGCAAGAACGGGAACAAAACCGAGCCGTATCGCGGTTCTGTTGGAACGGGTGAAACGCTTTTCCGCATCGTTCGCAATTAACAGTTACGTCAGTACAGCGATAATCTCTTTTCATCTTCGCACCCTCTCAAAAGAGTGCGAATTATACACTAACCGTGAATCTCAAGTAAACTGAACTTTTAGAGTAAACTGGATGGAATCTGAAGTATTCAGATTGATAACCGCGAAGTCCGCATGCACGAACATCGAGCCGCCCGCGGTCGCCGTCGTGCCTGGAATGTTGCCCGGCGTCACTACGTCAGATATGGCAATAGTTGAAATTGCGCTGGATCCGTTCTGCGCTCGAATCACGGTCAGCGCGGTTGAGCCGCTGCCGGCCGTGACCTGCATGACCTCGGTGCGGATCTGAATGTAGTTGCCGTTGCCAGGGGTGAAGGTCGAGCCGGTATTAAGGGTCGTCGATGAGTTTGAACTGACGACGCCGCCCGCTGCAACGGCTGCCGTCGGAGGTTGAGTGGTCGCATCGAACGCGCCGAACTCGGTGATCGCCCGCGAGCCGCCGGCCGTGATCGTGCCGACGACCTGATACGTGTCGTTGGCCGTCGTGGTTGTGACCTGGGAGGTCGAGCCGCTGGTCACGCGCGCCTCGCTCGACTCGTCGAACATGGCGACGTCGGTTGCGGCAGCGGTCAGGCCCGCGGGATTCAGGCCCCACGTGATGACCTTTGGCTCAGCCTGCGTCGGACTCGATCCGATCATCCGGCCCGACAGGATGTCCTTGCCTTTTCGCGTTACCACTGTAGCCAATTTTTACCCCTTCACAGGATGGAAGCGGCCTTTGATGCGCAGTGCGAGCCGAGCCCACCAGCGGCGCAGCGGATTCTTGTGCCAGTAGGCGACGGTGCCCAACTCTTCGCGCGTGCCGTCGGCGCGAATGATGGTGGCCTCGAGCCGCATCGATTGGACCTGACGGGCCAGTTGCTCCATTTATGTTCTCCCGGGAAGCGCGAGCGTTTTGCCCGCGCCATTGGCCGCGGCCAGCTGCGGATCGATCTCGTGCTCACCGACCACCAATCGGGCCGCACGGGCGGAAACGATGCGACCGGAGCCGGCGCGCCGCTGCCTTTCGGATCAGGTATCGCGACGTAGATGGTCGGGGAGTGGCGCCTGCATGCAACCTGCAGCGCGGAGAAGTAGCGGCAGGTCTGACAGGACCCGGTCATCAGTTCACGCTCAAGTCGCCCGACTGCGGTTCAAGGCTGCACGTATAACCCCTGCCGCCGCTGTGCGTGACCTGCCAGTCTTGCGAGTAGGTCGCCGAAGCGGTGCCATTGGTCAGTGCCCCGGCCATCGCCCAACCCCAGAAGTAGGAGCCGTACTGCCCCTGCACGTTGATGATCGTCTTCGTGACTGCGCCGCTGAAGGTGCCCATCCCGGACACCACGGCCTTGACCACCGGAGAAGAGAATGAGCACGCGTTGCCGGCGTATGAGATCGACATGACCACGCCGGGATTCGGCAGGGCGTAGTCGGTGGCGGCCGACGCGGTGGCCAGGGCCAGAGCGAGCAGGAGGGGGCTGATTTTCACTTTGGCGGCCCTCCGCGGTCCGGACTCAGAGCTTTTGCGCGACCTTGACGGCCTCGTCGACGACCGCGGATTGAATGGTCGGATGCGCTTTGCCGTACATCATCGCAAGCACTGCGACCAAGCTGTGGGAGAAACACGCCACCACTATCCAAGCGATCGTTGACCAGGACATGGGGGCGCACGGTACGCGCAAAGTCCAACGCTGGCAAGGGGTTAGCGCTCATCCCTTCACGCTTTGGGGACAACGTGGACGAAGCGGGAGACTGTGACCAGCGCCCCGGCCGCGATCTCGCACGTGCTCAGCGACAGGTTCGGGGCGGCGCTTTCCTGATCCGCCGTGCCGTCGAACACGGCCGTCTTCTGGTCGGCGCGATAGGTCCGAAACCAGGCCGCAGTGCCGGTCGCCTTGGCCTGGGCCGACGCAATGGCGTGAAACTTCACGACCCCGTCGGCTGCCGGATCGGCTGCGGGCGTGCCGAAGCGCAGCAGGGCGAGCGCCTTCTGAGAGTCGAGCGGCGCGTCGGCGCTGGCTGGCTGCGCACCGCTGTAGATGCACAGAAAGCCGCCATTGAGAAGCGCGGCCAACGCATCGGCCTGCGCGTTGATGGCGGCGCTACCCAGCTGTGTGTTCTTCGGCATCGACGAACTCGGCTCCGATGACTTCTTTGTTCTCGTCAAACAGGAACTGCACGCGGCGCGGTTCGGCCTTGTCGATTTCCTTCGTGACGTGGATGGTCACGGGCGCCGGCTCGATGTTGACGCTCGGACCGGACGAATTGTGAACCAGCGACAGACGCCGCTCCATCGTCTGCATCGCGTCGGTGAGCTTGGCCACGGCCTCGTTCGGCTTTTCTTCGGGCGGCGGCGCCGCAGGCTCGGCGGCAGGCTCCGGCGCCTCGGGCTCCTTGCCGACCTCGGTCATGTTCAGCGGCATCAGCGGGTCGTCCAGATCGTCGAGCGGATTCAGAACGATGCCCAGGTTCGACTCGATCGAGCGGGCCTCGTTGCGCGTGAGCCAGCCGTCCAGGATGCCGTTGTGGTAGTACATCGAGCGCGCGGTGGCGTCGCCCCGCAGCATCATCGACACGTCGAAGGCGGGATTGAGTTCCTTGCGTTCCGACCGGACGATCAAGTCACGCCGGATCGCCTGCTCGATGCGAGTGAACCACGGCATCAGGCACGAGGTCACAAACTGCAATCCCAGTTGCTCAATGTTCGAGAACGTCGCCTTCTCAAGATCATTGACCAGATGCGCCGGCACGCGGAAGACCGCGGCGATCTCGCTGCGCTGCATCTTGCGCGTCTCGAGGAATTGAGCATCCTCGGGCGCAATCGAAATCTTGTTGAATTTTACGCCTTCCTCAAGTACGGCCGTCTCGTGCGAGTGCTCTCCCGAAGTAGAGCGGTCAAACGATTCCTTCAGCCGCTTGTAAGCCTCCTCGCTCATCCGGGCCGGGTGCTCCAGCACGCCACCCATCTTGGCGCCGTTGCGGAACAGCTGGCCGCCGAACTTCTCCGCGGCAAGCGCCAGCCCGATCGATTCGCGCGCATAAGCGATCGGCGAAATGCCGAGCCAGCCGTTAAGCGACAGTCCGCGCACGTGGAAGATCTCGCCCGGCGCCATATCCTGGAAGCTGCCGTCCGGCATCGTGACCTGGTAGTTCAGCCGGAAGCCCGGCTGCATCGTGACATTGATCATGTCCGGATGCAGCGGTAACAGCTCGGCCAGGTCCCCGGAGCGCGTCCGGTTGATCCATGCGTAGCCGTTGCCGCGCAGGCACAGGGAGGCGACGATCATTTCCCAGAAGTCGACCGCGCTTTGCCAGTCGTTCGGCTGCCAGCGCAGGATCTCGAACAGCGGGTGATCGTTCGCCGGGACCTGATTGCGGCCCTGCCAGCGATACAGCACGCACGGCAGCATCGCGATGGACTCGGCTAGCACCTTCACGCAGGCGTAGACGGTGGCCTGCTGCATCGCAGTCATGGGGTTCACGACAATTCCCGACGACGCCGCTCCTCCACCAAATGCCCAGCTGAGATAGCGTTCTAATGTGCCCCAATCTGGAGTTGCGCTCTTCGTTGAGAAGAGCTTTGCGAGTTGAGTAAACAATTTCATCAACTTGCCTTTGCGGCGTGCTCTCTGAGTGCGTCAGATACCTCGTGGATCTTCTCAGCACCCCAAGTGTTCATCATCACGTTGAGTCCATAGAGCACAACACGCACGTTATCGCGCGTGTAGCCGCCGTTAGAGTCAATGCGGTCTATCGATGGGTTATAGAAATTCTTGTTCTTCTTCGTTCCGAACCCAACAATAAACTTGATTCCGGTCATTTCGCAACGGCCAGATGCGACGCGCCGGATGATGTCCTCTTTGTCAAGATCGAACGAGAGTCCGGCCGCTTTAGCTCTGCACCTAATCAGGTCGAAAATGCGAGCCCCGGGATTTTTCGCAAATCTGATGCGCTGCTCGTCTGGATTTGCTTCGCGCCACGCCTTGGCCGCTTTTGCGCGTTCGGCTTTCGTCGAATTCCAATAAGCGCGCTGCTTCAGTAGTATCTTTTCCCTGTTCGCTTGATAGCGCTTACGGTAATACTCAAGCTGCTGAGGCGTAGATTTCATTCTCAGGCCCACCGCCGCGCACGGATGGTGCCATACGCACCCAGCGTCGATATCGAGAAGGTCCCCTCCGCGTTCAGGTAGATCGTCGCGGGCGCGGCCAGGCTGAAGCGCACCGTCGGCAGCGCGCCTTCCAGGTTGTTGGCGCCCAGCACGACGCCGGCAGCGGCCCACAGGCGCGTATAGCCGTTGCCAGAGTCGATCTCGGCCGTGGTCGAGCTTAGGCTGGCCTGCACCGCCGTCAGGTTGGTGGTCGCGCCCGGCACGAAGCCGACGTAGCCGGACACGTCCCAGTCGCCAGCCGACAGCGCGAGCGAGGCGACCTGCGCGGCAGTTCCGGTGCTCAAGACGACGGGCGAGGCAGCCGCGACCACGGTCTGCTTGAACTCGCCGATCGAGCCGGCCTGCTCGCCGGCCATCGCGAACTTGCAGTCCGGCGTGCCGACGCCAAGCAGCGCCTCGAGCTGCTGCTTCTGCTGCGCGCGGATGCCTGCGTCTTCAGTGCCCATTGCTCCTCCCTACACGGTTCGGATCCCGCGCTCCTCGTACACGCTCGGGCCGGTGGCCGTTCCCTTGGCGGCGCGCGCCGCGGCACCGATGGCCATCGCAACGGCCTGCAATCCGTCGATGCGGCCGGTCGATTTGGCCTTGTCGAGCTTGCGATTGCCGGCCGGATCCTTCACCGCGATGGCGTTGGATGCGCACCAGGTCAGCACCGGATGGGCGCCGTGCCGGAACTTCTTGTTCGCCAGGGCCGATTCGAGCGCGTCCAGCGCCGGCGACATGTCGCGGAAGCCCTGGCCGAACTCCACCAGAGGCAATTCGCGCCCCAGCCGCTTCAGGGCGGCCTTGAGGACGTCGATGCGCCAGCGGTCGAAGGCGATGGCCACCACGTTCCAGTCGTCGCACAGGGCACACAGCCGCTGCGCGATCAAGTCGTAGTCGACCGAGGCCCCGGGCGTGGCCGTGATCTGCCCGTTTTTGGCCCATACGTCGTAGGGCGCGCGATCGCGGTGCGAGCGGTCCTCGATGCCGTGCAGCGGCGCGAAAAATTCGCAGTGCGTGTGCCAGACCGCGTCCGAATCCTGCGCCAGCGCTGCCAGAGCGGTCAGGTCGCTGCGCGCGGACAGGTCCAGCGCCAGATAGGCCGCCGCACCGCTCGAAAACACGCCCAGGTCGGCCTCGCCCGAGCAGTCGGCCCAGATCTGCCGCGGAATGAAGGGCGAGACCTGCGAGCGGCGCTGATTCAGGATCAGGTTGCGGTAGGAGGCCTCGCGCGACGGCATCCGGCGCGCTTGCTCGGCCTGACGTCGCACCTCGGCGGCGTTCAGGAAGTCCCCGAAGGCCGGATTGGCGGCCCGCTGCGCTTTTTCGGAGAACGGATCGAGCGATTCGTCCGCCGTGAACAGGAAAAGCTTGGTCTGCGGGTCCTCGCCGCGCAGGGCGTCGTCGATCAGCACCGACAGCAGGTCCGCATCCGACGGCGATTGCGTCGAAATGATCACCGACAGGGGCGCGTCGTGGGCGCCGGCAGCCGTCTCGAGCGCGTCGAACAGCTCGGAAGTCGGCCCGCGCACCTGCCCGAGCTCGTCATGGACAACAAACGCCGTCGAAAGCCCCAGGTTGGTGCTCGCATCGGCCGATAACGCGCGATAAGAGGTGCCCAAGTCGCGGCAGGACAGCGTTTTTGCCGTGTCTCCGATGCTCACGAAGGGCGACAGGGTCGGCGACAGACGCACGCACTTGGCGGCCAGCTTGAACAGGACAGCGGCCTGGTCGCGCGACTGCGCCGCCGAGTACAGCTGCGAGTTAGGCTGCGCCTCCGGGCCGACCAGATGCAGCAGCAGCAGGAACGCTGCCAGCGTCGTCTTGGCGTTCTTGCGCCCGAACGAGATGATCGCGGTGCGCGTGGGCGTGTCGTAGATGCCGTGGATGATGGCACGCTGCCAGTCGCGCAGCTTCACCGCTTGACCTACGAATTTGCCCTCCGGGATCCGGCAGTACTCCTCGATCCATAGCGCGTTGCGCTCGCCCCGGGTCGGTTTCTCGGGCTTGGGCGCCTTGGCGCGGCGTTTTGCCGCCGGCTTGGCGGTGGTTTCACGTGAAACGGCGGCATTCACCCCTTCGCTGCCCACGGATTATCCGCGCCGGCAGCAGGTTGATTGCGCAAACGTCGCGCCGTCGTAGCCGGATCAGTCCGCGAGCTCTGCGCGATCCGCAGCGATCGCGCCAGGTGCGCCTGCATCCGCGTGGCCTTCTCGAAGGCCGTAAACCAGGGCGAAAGTTTGCCCTTGCTGATCGCGCTGCGGCTGATTCGGACCTGAGATTTGCGAACTTGCTCAGTGACTTGCACGAAGGTGCGCAGCAGAACGTCGTCGGCCGGCGTGAAATGCCCGACCGGCATCGATTCGACCACTTCGGTCCAAATCCCTGCTTGAGCAACGGTCAAATCGGCCGGCGTGCGGGTATCCCGCCGCGTCAATGGCGTGACGATCGATAAAGCCGCTGCCGATGGCCTGGACATTGCAAAACGTTTAAAAATTTACCTTTGTAATCAACGATCGTTATGGTTTTGCTGGTTCGCAAG